GTACGTGAAGAACTGAAGCATAGAACAAATTATGATGTTCTGTATTTCTGTTATACAGGCTATTCGAGATATGGAACACCGCTCTTTAAAGAAGGGAGACACTACTTCAATGGGTAGCGTATATGATGAAGCAAAATATATGGCCAGAATGTTTCGTACGGCATATAAAGATAGGAATTATAGAGCAGCTTATAACTGGTACCGGAAAGTGGTAGATTTAACGACTGGTGCACCGGAAGAGCAGAAACTGACGCAGGAACAGAGAAACGAAATTTATGGAGTGCGTGGAGAACGAGGAGTGATTCTCCAGGAAGGACTGTTTTCAGAAGAAATGGTCATGACAGCAACGGAGATGGTTTTATTCGGAAAGAAGGTACAGAAATATGGAAGCAGTAGTAGGAATTGAAAATAAAAGTGGTTTGTTATTTCCAAAGCCGGTATTAGAGAAAAAGAAACCGAAGGGACTTATGCGGAAGAAGTAACCAGTACGGACTGAATACGTTGGAAGAACATCATGTGTTTGAGGGAAATGGAAGACGCGAACAGTCAGAAGCATATGGACTGAAAGTATATCTGTGTGGGATTGACTGTCATAGAGAAGGAGAAAATTCTGTACAGAAAAACAAAAAGCAGGATACAAGACTGAAAGTGTATGCACAGATGGTATTCGAGAAAACACATACCAGAGAGGAATTTAGGAGAATTTTCGGAAAAAGTTACATTATGGAGTAAGACATGAGTGTATTTGGGGAACAGGACATTATATGTCCGTATTACATAAAGCAAAATCAAGTAAACATCACATGTGAAGGGATGCTGCCGGATAGCAACATCTTTAGTGAAGTGCATTTTGAAAGCCAGCGAGAAAAGAAAAAGCATATTCAGAGTTTTTGTAATACACACACATATAGAACCTGTCCATGTGCACAGGGAATCGAGAGGAAATACAAATGAGATTATTTGAGAAAAAAGTAAGCAGAAAAAAATATGAACAGCTTCAGAGAAAAGAATACGCTGCGAAGCATTTGGCAGATACACTTGCAAAAGTAAATAATGCAAATGAAGGAAGATTAAGAGCTGCAGAAAAATATATCGGATTCTTGGCCATGAAAGGTGGAATTACAACAATTCATCCAGAAGAGTTAAAGGAATTCTGCAAACAGAAGGACGTGAAGTATTATCTGGATGAAGAGGGGGTTTTACGTATTGAAGTGACAGAAAAAGCAAAAAAGTAACAGGAAAATAATGCCTGTTTTTTTTGCACCCAAAATCCAAAAAATGGCGAAAAAGCCATTTTTAAAAGCTCGGTAAAAGTATTATCTATTGGGAGAAATAGTATGGCATACATGTTAAGCGTATGTGTGGCCGGTGGGACAGTAGAAATGAAGAAGTACCATACCGGACGAGCATATGCAAAAGGGGAAAAGCGGAAGGCTAAGATAAAACCATCCAAAGAAGCACAGAAAGAATTAAATTACCGGAATGCAGAAGATACGCTCCGTCGGCTTATGAATCACAATTTTGTAAACGGAGATCACTATCTGACACTTGACTTCCGGAAAGAGGAACGTCCGGAGAGTGTAAAAGAGCTTCAGCTGATAGCTGCAGATTTTGTAAAAAAGTGCAGAGTCAGATTGAAGAAAGCAGGAGTAGAGATGAAATACATCTACTGTATGGAGCGTGGCAGCAAGGGAGCGTGTCACCTTCATATGGTGGTAAATGACGGATTACGTGCAAAGGATTACCAGGAACTGTGGAAGTATGGAGCAGTTCATTTGGATCCACTTAATACATATCCGGATTTTGGAAGACTGGCCAGTTACTTCATCAAGTACGCAAGGAAGACAGAAAGTGCAGAAGCTTCTCTCGGTAAGAAGTGGTACGCATCAAGGAATCTGGATAAACCGGTAGTAGAAAAAATGAGAATATCTGCTAACACCTTCCGGAATGAGCCAATGAAAGTGGACGGATACGAAGTTTGTAAAGAAACAGAACGAATGGGTATCGGCTCATTCGATGGATATGAATATTACTCAGTAAGACTCTATGTAAAGGACGGTAAGAAAGTAAATGAAACAAGTAAATGTATACTTACAAAGCTCCGTCAAAGGTCCGCACAGGAGAGATGGAGCAGGCGGATACGTGCTGGAGACGCACATAAGAGGAGAACCGAGGACGGTAAGCGGTTTGATGACTCTTAAAGAAGTAACAGAGAACCGGGCAGAACTTTTACTGATGGCAGCAGCCCTTAGAAGAGTAAAAAGTCCATGTGAGATTGTCATATACACTTCCTGCAAGAATGTGGCATATGCAATCACACACGGATGGTTAAAGAAGTGGAAAGAGAACGGGTACCGAACAGCCAAAGACCAGAAAATAAAGAACAAAGAAGAGTGGCAGGAGATAGAACAGCTGCTGAGAGGAAATGCAGTAACCGTAATTCTTCAGGAAAACCACACCTACACAAGTTGGATAGAAACAGAAGTAAAAAGAAAGGTTGGATAACATGGAAAAAGAACAGAGCATAGGTAGATGTCATTACTGTGGCCAGACACAGCTAATCGAAAGTGAAAAAGAACTTCCAGATGATGTAAAGGACGAAATCGCAACAGGAAAGTGTAATTGCAAAGAAGCGAAAGAAGCTAATAAGAACAAAAAGGCAAGAGAAAAAGCGGAAGTAAACATTGAAAGAATGTTTGGTGCGGTGTATGGAAATACCGCGACGATTTTGAAAAAGGCGTTAAAACCGATACAGGATGGAGAAATCGATAAAATAACGATTGTTACATCAGACGGAGTACGTGGAGTTGTAACAATGACAGAGAAAGGTGGTCTGAAGACAGAGAGAATTGAAACGACCAAACAGTCCGTAGAGGTCTAAGCGCAAGTGGTACCTCTAGCCATAAGCGTATAGATAGAGGTTGAAACACCAGGGGAAACCCAAAAGAAACTTGTCGTGTTATATGTCACGTTGCCATCTGAGTGTGGAGGGTGGTTTTTCCACCCTCTAAAACTCCTAAAAACGTGATAAAGACTAAATGAGGAAGAAAATGGGAGCAAGTAACAGATATATATTAAGGGACATAGAAGGAACGGAACTTTTTCGGGGAACAAAGAAAGAATTATTGGATAAATATGACATTCCATATTCATTGAGTCTGAGCGTATATGTAAGAGAAGCAATAGTATATGACGGAAAATATAGATTTGAAGTGGAAAACCATATTCCGGAAATGGATAACTGGGCAAAAGAATGGGATGAAACAAGGTTAATGCTAAGGAGAAAATGCGGATATGAGTGATGATGAGATTAGAACATTGTATAAAAAGACATATGGCAATCTGCAGAAAATGAAAGAAGCAACCGGATATAACGAGCTGGAGCTAAGAAGACGTTTGTATGATTTGAATATCAAGAGTTTCAAGCAAAGCAGACGCGGTGATATCGTAGACATGCTTCAAAAAGGATATAGCAAAGAAGAAATCATGGAGACATTAGATGTTTCTATGCCATATGTGAATAATGTTATGCGTGATTTGAGACTGGAGAAGAGTCTGCAGGAGCAGGAACAGAAAATACGCGTACAGATAGTGAAAAGAAAGAAGCCGGTAGCATATCCTATCATGATACGTGGGCGTCGGTACTTAGATGTAACAGAAGAATTCATGGAAAAAATAAGTTTGGAATACAGAAACATAGTGATGCACGAAAACATGTGTGTATAAATGGCAGCAGTCCAGAAAGGAACAATATGATCGTAAATGTAAGTATTAATAAAATATATCCGCATCCGGATAATCCAAGAAAAGATGTGGGAGATGTAACAGAATTATCGGAGTCCATTAAAAAGAATGGTATAATGCAGAATTTAACAATCATTCCGGAGTGTGCCTTGACGGAAGATGTGGAGAATCAGCCAAAGGCAACAGAAGTAAATTTGAATGGTAAATTTTATGCACTCATTGGTCACAGAAGATTAGCAGGTGCAAAACTGGCAGAACTTACAGAAGTACCTTGTCAGATACGAAGCAAGATATCCAAGCGAGAGCAGGTATCTATCATGTTGGAAGAAAATATGCAGCGTAATGATTTAACCATCTATGAACAGGCGCAGGGCTTCCAGATGATGCTTGATCTGGGAGAAACAGCTGATACCATCGCTGAGAAGACCGGATTTAGTAAAAGTACGATATATCACCGGCTGAACATTGCGAAGCTTGATGAGAAAGTTTTAAAGAAAAAGAATGATGATGATAGTTTCCAGCTGTCATTAAAAGATTTATATGCCTTAGAGCAGATAGAAGATATCAAAGTAAGAAATAAAATCTTGAAAGAAGCGGACGATTCCAAAAATCTCAAATGGAGAGCAGAGCAGGCAGTCAGAGATATTAAGAGAGAAAAACGAAAAAAGGAGATTATTGCATTCCTGAAGGAAAAAGGGGTACAGCCATTTCCAAAGAAAGAGAGCCGGTATAACGGAAAGTGGGAACAGATAAAATATTTTACATTGGACGGAAATGAAAAACTCACTTTAAAGAAATTGGATGATTTATACTACGAGGATTCTTATGGATGGATATATGTGCTTCATAAAAAGAAAGTAGAAAAGAAAAAACTGACACCGGAAGAACAGCGCAGAGCAGAACGAGAAAAAGAGATTAAACAGCTGAAAGCACAAATCAAACAGATGGCAGCAGTCAGAAAAGATTTTGCTAAGAGTGTAGCCAATGGAAAAATCGAAATGCTGAAGACAAAGGAAATACTTGAATCCATATGGGATGTGATTTTAAGTACAGGATATGGAACTGGCTACAACAATGTAGCAGCTGTATATCTGGATTTCAACTACTGGGGACATAGCGAAGAAGAACACAAGCAGGCATACAAAAAAGCATGTGCCTTATCTGCAGAACAGACAATGCTCATTGCTATGCTGCTTGTTGATTTGGATTTGGTACAGTACAACAATACGTACAACAAAGAACGTGGAAAAATCATGGTAAAGATGTACAAGATACTGGAACAGTACGGATTACGGCTGGAAGATGAAGAAAAGCAGATCATAGAAGGGACACATGAGAAGTATGAGAAAGAAAAATAGCAAATTCAAAGGTATATACATAAGTGGTCCCATGTCGGGTGTACCGGCATGGGAGAAGGTAGACAGTTTTATGAGAGCAGAGATGCATCTAAAAGAAATGTTTCCGGATACGAGAATTATCAATCCAATTCATTTAAACGGATTTGGTAAAAATTTGACGTATGAAGAATATATGGAGATTGATTTGATGCTAATTGATAACTGCGATGCAATCTACATGCTGAAAGGATGGCAGCAGTCACTAGGATGTAATCGGGAATATGGTTATGCAACTGCAAAAGATATGATAGTGCTAGAACAGGAGAAGGGGATATGAGAAGGTGTAAGAACGAAAAAAAAGTTGCAAAAGTGATTACGTTCAAATATACAGAAAATTCTTTTCAGATGTCACAAGATGTAAAGGTCAGAATGAGTTTTCATGACAGATTGAAATTTCTGATATATGGAGAAAAATGCATTTTAAGGGTTTCTAACGGAGATATATATAACAATAGTTTTTGTGAGTACCAGTATTGTGAAACATCTTTTACTGGGTGGCCATATTTTTTAACTAGTTGTGGATATAAACACGAAGGGATTTTGAGTGGCAAACCATACTGCCCGATATGTGGAAAAAGAATAAAGGTTGTTGGAATAAAAGAGGAGTGAGATGATATGGAACGATTAACAGCAAGAGAAAAAGGGATAGCATATTATCCACATTGCTTCCGAGAAGATACATGCGGTGGCATGGGACCGGATACAACATGTGAAGGTTGTGAATTTTCTATATCGGTATGTGAAAGATTAGCATCCTACGAAGATATAGGACTTACACCAGAACAACTCCGGGAAGTAGACAGTCTATACCAAGAAAAATGTGAGGAAGTGGCCAAGCTGAAAGAACAGTTGGCAGCAGTACAAAAAGAGTCGGTAACGTATGAAGAAAATGAAATACTTAACAACGATTTTTGCGAGTGGAAACTTGTGGACACATCGAAAGACAAAATGCCATATATAAAATATGAGACAAATTGTGGGTTTAAATATGTTGGAATTTGGTGTAGAGAACCTTTCTGTCCTCGTTGTGGAAAGAAAATAAAGATGGTGAAGTAATGAAAGAATTTATAGAAAAGTTGATTGGTAGGTTGGAAGAAAAGATAGACGGAAATAAAAAGTATACATCAACTCCATTAGGGAATGATGCTAAAAACCAAATTATAGGTATGAAAAAGGCAATAGAAATCGTCAACCAACTTGCAGAGGAATATAACAATGGGTGGATACTGACTGAAGAGAGCCTTCCGGATAACAATAGATGTGTGTTGATAAAAGCAGAAAGCACAACGATAGCTGGCGGAACAATAATAGCAGTTGGAGCGTGCCATAATGGTTTTTGGTTTGTACAAAGTGGATTAGATACACTTAGCTTTCCATGTAATGGGTATAAGGTTGTTAAGTGGCGAGAACTACCGAAGGAGTAAGGATGAAACAGTATTGTAGATATTGCTGTTACTTGGTTGTAGGTGATGCAAATTACTGTACCAAGCAAGCACGAACGATGAGCGATGCTTCAGCCAAAGCAGTAAATCGCTGTAGTGACTTTGCATTCAATCCAATGGATGCATTCTTGGAGAATGAAAAAGGATATACACCCAGGAAACCAAAACAACCGAAGAAAGAACAATGTGATGGACAAATGAGTTTGTTTTAGTGGAGAAAACATGGACCAGATAGAAAGAACAGTAGAAAACATTAAAAAGAAGACCGGCTTTGATGAATATGTAATAGGCTGCAGCTTAACGAATTACAATAATCAAAGGGTTTGTGAAAGATTTAGAAACAGCGGATGCGGTCAGCTGGTGATGTGCCAGCTGATCAGAAGAATAGAAGGGATAAACCGATGAAAAAAATATTTATAAGTCAACCGATGAAAGGATTAACCAATGAAGAAATAAAGTACAGAAGAATGGAAGCAATAAAGTGGCTTGAAAAGTTTATGCGTGGAGAAGAGTTTGAAATAATTGATAGTTTTTTTGAAGATGCTCCGGTAGATGCAAAGCCACTATGGTATTTAGGAGAATCGTTAAAAAAGTTGTCTACAGCTGATTATGCGTTATTTTTACAGGGCTGGGATAAAGCCAGAGGATGTAAAATTGAAAATACATGTGCACAAGAGTATGGTATTCAAACGATTTATGAGAATAGGGAGTTGTCAAAGAAGTATTACGTAAATGCAGAAGGTGAAGTTATTACATATATCGTAGAACCATGGGGAGTGAATAAAATGCATTTGATAATGGAATCAGATCCAACACAAGTTGCAGAATTTACGCATGAAGAATTAGCATCTTTAAGAAATATGTATGACAGTAAAGAGAATGCAGAGATAAGGGCAGCAGAAA